TGTGCAATTGAAGAGTTCCTCACTTTCTATTTTAATAAATAATTTTGTTCGTTTATAGTTTTAATAGCTTCCTTAACTTGTTCAGGTTTCCCAGTTATAACTAATTTTATCGTATCTTTATTTTCAGCGTTCTTTTTACCTACTTTAAACAAGAACCAACTGTACAAGATGAATGATACAATATAAACAACGTAAACCATTTACACCTCTTTCATATCTTCGTCAATTTCATCTAATTTTTTGAGCATTTCATCATATTCTTCTTTGCTTAGTTTATCCTTTTCTAGCAAATCGTTCAAATCTTCGTTGATTGCTTTACGTGCTTCAATTCGTTCAGGTTTAGAATAATATCCGATTCTGAAAGCGTAAAACATTAACATTACTTTTTCTCGTTCTTGCAGTTCCATTTTTACACCTCTTTCATTTCTTCAATTGTTTCTTCAACTGTTTTATGAAAATCGTAGTAAAACACTCCTGTGTAATGTTCATCTTGTGCTTTTGTCCAAGTTTTATAGTTTGTTTCGTCCATGATTTCATTAACCATTTCAGAATGTTCATTTAAGTTTGTTACAAGAATTTCAAGAGCTTTTACAGAGGGTTTATCAAATTTTGCCGTGAATTCATACGCTTTGACAACATCTTGAAGCATACTGAACAAGTCCATATATTGAGCTTTAGCATAAGCAGGTACTTTACTTTCATCTGTTGGAAAGTGTTCATCAACAATTTCATCGTGTAATTTCAAAGTGTCGTTAAGCAATTTGATTTGGTTTTTAAGTTTCATTTTTTAGTTCCTCTTTCTTTTTTTATATTATTAATTATAGAGCTTTTATTTAAATTTGTCAAATTAAATTTATGTTACACTTGCATTCCTGTTAATTTGTTCAAGTATTTTGTTTTTCGGTCTATGTGGTACTCTAAGTTGTTCCCCCATCGTGTTTGAAGTGAAAGTTTTAGACATTCAATGATGTAACTTTTAAGCGTTCCGTTTGTGTTTACATCATCTAAAGTGTAGAAGTATTTTCCTTGTTGTCCCTCACTTGCGTTGTATTCATTAAGTTCAAAAATTTCATTTTCAGCAAATGCTTCAAGTTCTTCTTTTTTTAAGTTATTGAAGCCACTAGAGAAACGGATAAAATTCAATGTATTGTCATTAATCATAATAGTTACCTCTTAATTTGATAATATTAGTGTTGTCTGTGATAGTGTTTGCGTATATATAATGCTCATCGCTCAAGAGTTGTAAAGCCCTGTATAAGCTATTTTCTGTTTCTTCGGTACAAATTACCATAAGTTCAACTTCAAGCGTCCTAAACGACTGATAAATGCTTGCATTGTTGCTTACTTGACTAACAATAGGGTGTATTTCAGCAAACATCACGCCCATAGGTTCTCTTTCATAGTCTAAACTAACGGTAAAGCCTAACTCTTCAAGAAACTCTTTGATGTCTAGTTTTTTATTTTGTAAGTTAATCATTTTATTCCCCTTTGTAAGTATCTAACAACCATTTAACACGATTAGAAAACCACTCGTGTCGTCCTTGTGTACTGAAATATTCAAGATTTTGGACGTTTTGATTTTTAATAAAGTTGAATAGTGCCGTTTCATCAAAAGAAATTGTACCATTATAAAAAACAAAATCAAGTGTTTCAACGATTTTATCAGCAAGATTTGCTTTTTCAGCGAACTTTTCAGCCTTACGAACTTTAGGGTTATTTGCTTCACTATTACGTACCAAACGCAAGAAATAAGACTGTTCTTTTAACATGTTTAATTTTCCTAGCGTGTTGATAATAATCATGTCAGCAATTTCACGGTTAATCATTTCGTCTTTTCTGAGGTCTAGACCGTATTTTTTGTTTGTGTTGCGTTGATAATTGTTGATGTGTTGTTTTACCTCTAGCATGTCATGAATGACTTCCAAAGTGATGATATGTACATTTTTTAAAAAAGTGAGTTTTTCTTTACTGATTTTCATAGTTTGTATGTATTCCTTTCGATTAATTCCATTAAGTTAGTAAAATCAACAGCGAACAGAGGGGGAACAAGTTCTCTCACAAGTTCCTTTGCTTCCTCTACTCGTCCTTGTAGACTTAATTTATCTACCTCATCTAATATCATCTCGTAATCGTATCCCATTGGCTGAACTCCTTAGAATGGCAATTGGTCGTCAGGAATATCAGCAGGAGTATTACCACCGAACAAGTCAACCGTATTATTTCGTGGCTCGTTATTGTCACGGTTTAGGTTAAATTCAGGTGTAACTTTTGCAAATGAAGCGTTGTAGTAAGTTTTATCCCCTTTTGTTTCGGCTTTAATTTGGTCAATAAACACAGTCACGATGTCGCCATAATTTACGCTATCAGGAAGCCAAATACCTCCGATATAATGCTCAAATGGATATGCTTTAAATGACAGAACTTTTTTAGTTCCTTTTGCAGTTTCAACTTCTTTTGTGTTAATTTCGTTTACTTTCAAAGTTTCGATGATTTTCATTTTTTAGTTCCTCTTTCTTTATTTGATAGTTTAATTATAACGTATTTAATTTATTTTGTCAAGAATTAAGCATTCATATTTACTTTTCCTTGTTTGCAAAGTTCGTTTGCACGGTCGCTTGACATCTCTTTATTTGCTACCATTTTTTTCAAGTCGCTTAGTTTGTATTGATAGTTCACTTTTGGACGTGGTTTAGATTGTGTAACGTTATTTTGTCCTTTGTTTGTGCTATCAGCGTCTTTGGTATCATCTAATTTCAACGCTTGACCGTAAGCGTATTTACTAGCGTATGATTGACTAGCCCCAGTCGCTTGTGCTTTGTCCTGACCTTTTTTATTTACGTCAATAACTGCAAAACCGTCACCGCTTGTAATGTCATTAGGGTTATCAGGGTCAAAAATATCAATATGAACATGTAGGGCTAGTTCGTTATTAAGTGAAATCATTTCGGTACTAGCCCTTTCAACTAGTCCATACTTCATAAGCATAGGCTTTAAAGCTGTCTGAATATCTTCGTTGTTTCTAAAATTATATTTACCAAAGCTATTGTATTGGCTTTTTGGCACTTTAATTTCATTAATCATCTGTAAAACTTTACTTTCCATATTCTGCCTTTCTTGCGTTATTTTGTGCATGCGTCAACCATTGTAGGTTAATCGCCCTGTTATCATTTCTTATTCTGTTAATGTGGTCCACTTCTTTCGTTTCGTCATAACCTTTACAAAATTCAAAAGCCACAATTCTATGTACTTTAACAGTTTTGTATTTTCCGTTTCTGTATAACTTAACAGTTTGATAACCATCTTTGTCATACACAGGAACTAATGCTTTTTTCTTTTTCTTGTGTCTTATTTTACCTAAGTTTGATACTAGATAGTTATCATTCGATGAAACTACCCTCCATATTTCCATTATAGGCTCACTCCTTTGTTAATATGTTTTTTATACATTTTCCACAACCATTTAAAGAACCCTCTGATGTATCTACCAAGTTCTTCGGCTACATTTTCAACGACTTTAAACGCAAGACAAATAAATAGAATTGTTAAAAGTAAAGTCAACATTATTTAATACCTCCAATGTATTCATGTATTTGTTTTAATTGTTCTTTGCTATCTTTTTGCGTGTATTTTCCTTTCCTGCCTGTTTTTGTTTTCTTTTCAGGAGGTGGAAAACCTTTGCTATTAAAGTATTGTCTAGCGTACTCAAAGAACGTTAGTGCATTAGTATAATTATGTTCGCCTAGCATTTTATGATATTCTAGGCTAGTTTTACGCCATTTATTGAAGTCGTTCCAGTTCAGTATCATAATTTACCTCTTTCACAAACCAACCGTTTAAAGGTTTGTCTTTATTCAGCCATAAATCTAAATAAGCAACTGTGATATTAAAATGATTCGCTAGTTGTTCTTTAGTATGAAACCACATGAATGTTTGTCTATTAAAAGCACAATATTTATACACGTTTCGCTTCCTCTCTTTTTCTGATCTCTTCAAGTTCTGCTTTTCTACCTTTGAACTCCTCAAAGATTGATTTTTGAAGTGTTACCCAATCTTCTGCTTCGGAACGTTCAAAGCCCATTAGAACAGCCATGTTAATATAATCGTTATATTTGCCCATGTCTTTCTCATAAGGCTCATTAGGCTTTTTCCCTGCCCTTACAGAGTATTTCAAAGCGTTTGTTAAAGCAAAACCTTGCCCAGTTGTGAAGTTATATTGCCAAAATTTTAAGTCCCATTCACTTCCCCAAATTATAAACTCTTCTAATTGAATGCCGTATTTATTTGCGTAATATTCTTGAGCCATTATCTTTTAACCTCCAAAATTTCCTTTCCGTTTTCATCAAACACAACTGCTTTTGCAATCATTGTTGTTTCTTCCATATCTTCTCTAATAGCTTCTACTGCGGTTCGTAGTTTTCTAACTTCATAAGACCAACTCTCAGAACCGTCCTCTAAGATGTAAATTACTTTAATCATTTTTGTTACCTCTCTTAACTTGATGACTTAATTATATCGAATTCTTTTAGCTATGTCAATTACCATTTTGTTTCAATTCTATGTAATTTTTGTAACATTCTTCTGAACAGAATAATTTTTCAGCATTGCATTGTTTGCCACACGCTTGGCACGTTCCACCCTCTGCGATGAAATGAACGTTTTGAACACCCCATTCATTACACCAAAATTCCAACGTGTTATTTGCTTGTTGTTCCTCCATGCCTAGATTGTCAACCATATATTTAAAACACAGGGATAACTTAGCTTCAAACTTGCTTAGATGTTCTTGCATGAAGTCGTACACTTCTGTTACGTCAGCTTTTGACTTTCTAAATTCCTCTAACTGTTCTAGGTCTGTCAATCGTGGGGGATATTCTCTCTTAGTTCCGTCATCATAATAATATACTACTTTTTCAATTGCCATTATTTGATACCTCTTTCTTTGATTTTGTTTGCTACTACTTTGTAGTACATTCTTGTTTCATTGATAAAAATGTCGTCTACTTTGCTTTCTTTTTGACGTTTTCCTTTTTCTTCTAGGCTATTTAATAACTTAACAAGCCCTTTTGCACTAAAGTTTTCAATGAAGCGTGTTACTTCTTCTTTTTTGTCTGTTTTAACGCCTGTTAAACGCTCATAGAGAACGATTAAGACATCGAGCATAGAAATATCTTCCATTTGTTTATAATACATATAGACGTTATTTAGAAGCCCTAGAAGCATATCATTTTCAATATCTGTTACTGGTTCTTTTTGTTGAAGTCTTACAACTATTTTATTAAGTGTTTCGAGTGCAATTTTCATTTTTTTAGTTCCTTTTCTAGTTTATTTAATTCTAACATATTTCTTTTGAAAAATCTACTACTTTGCTCAGCTTTTTTAATTTCGCCACAATCTAGATATCGTTTAATTCTTTCAGCGTCACGAACCATAAACTCAAAACGATTTCTAGCCCAACGCTTTTTGTTTTCTCTTTCTAGTTTATCCATTCAGTTACCTCTCTTAACTTGATGACTTAATTATACAAAAGAAAAACCGCAATGTCAAAGACAAAGCGATTAATCGTTAATTTCTTTTACTTTTCCATTTTGTTTCAAAACTGTTAAAAGACTTTCTGCGTCGTTTTTGGTTTCCTCGTATTCTTCCCCCTCTTTTTGTTCTTCCTCTAGTATCTCTTTAGGTTTGTTCCCAGTAGGGTCTATGATTTGAAATTGTTCCCCTACATAACCTAGACAAACCTCTTTGTCGTAAGCATAGTTACGTGCCTCAACAGTCAAAATTGAATACTTGCTATTCTTTCCCATTTTAGGGCTAAGACATAAACAGAATTCAAACCATGCACCAATTGCCGAACTACCTAAAGCATGAGTGCTACGAACTCTAAAACTCTTTTCCTCTAACGATTGATTATTTGTATCTTTTCTAGCATGTGCAATCAATAAAAATGTTACATCATTTAAAAGCAACTTCAACCGTGTTATGTTATTCAGCACGTCATTCATACTTGACATGTCATTTAGAGTGTTTCTATCTGTCAGCATGTCTTTCAAGTTATCCAAGATGACGAACTTAATATTATTGTCTTTGATGAATTTATAAAGTCCGTTCATGTGGTTTGTGTTATCTAGCTTAAAAATTCCCCCTGTGATGAAATGTAAGTTATCAGGAACATCACTATAAGCCTTTAATCGTTGATGTAAGACGAAGTCAGTATCTTCATTGTCAATTATAAGCACGTTCGCTTTTTTAGTTTTAAAATAGCCAAAGGGGACACCCTTAGCTACGCTTAAAGCCATTTGTAAAGTCGTAGAACTCTTAAAAGACTTCTGTGGTGCAATTGTTAGACCTGCCTGCCCTCGTGGTATTAAGTGTTCTATCAGCCATTCATTGCCACCTTTAAAGTCCTCTTTCTCTTGTAACTCCTTAGCAGTTATTACACGCTCAAACAAGTCTTGCATTTTAATCAACCCCTTTTACTTTATAGTCAATGAAAATGATGTTTTTATCACGCAAGGGTGTAAAATAAGTTTTAAATTCATAGTCAGGATAGATGTTTTGTAATTTAACTAGCCAATACTTAGCTCGTTTTACCTGCCATTTAAAGTTCTTTGCTTTCTTGATATCTTTGTTAATTGCTTTGATGTCGTCTTTAATTGTCATTTGAAAGACCTCCATAGTGTAATAGCAAGAGCGATTATAAGTAAAAAGTCAACTATAAAAATAAATGATAAAATTATAGTGACAAAAGTTGCCAAAACCGTCAATCTTTGCACCCTCCTTTAATTAAGTCCACTAAACCTAAGATAAAGTTACCTAGGCAACACAAGAACCAAACTCCGAACAAAGAATGGTCAACACTTGCGACAATTCCAAACATAGCTGACATTATCCAATAAACGATAAACATATTTAAATACCTCTTTCTTTTTATCTATGCTTTAATTATAGCCGAAGTTATATTACAATTCAAGCTATTAAATATTTCTTTTTAGTTACTTCGCTAAAGGTTATAACTATCCACGCAAACGCAGTTTTTTATCCCCCCTCTTGAATTAATTAATATGTCAGCGCTAGTAACTCAATTAATCCTCACATCAATTTGGCTATGATGAACACCCAAGCGGTAACTTCTTATTTAACTTTGCCTGTGTTGGGGGAACGTTTAGAACTTGCTTCCATTGACATCACACAGGGCTACCGCTTTGCCTAATTCATTACTTGCGCCTTATTCAGTACGGTTTTCATATACTCACTTTCTAAGACATCAGACAAGCCTTAGACGTATTCAATTTTTATATATATTATTATAACACATGCTTTTTTAAAATCAATCAAAAAAA